GACGGCGAGCCTTTCACGATCTACTACGTCAAGGACACGAGCCTGACGTTCGACCCGAACGCCTACGAGATCGGCGGTCTCGTGAAGCAGATGACCTTCCAGAGCGGCGAGCTGAACGGCCGGGATTTCGAGGTGAACTATGACTCGAAAAAGAAGGAGTTCGAGATCATCACCCAATGGCCCTACGACGACGATACGCAGTTGCCGGGCGGGCTGCTGATCCCGAAGGTCGGCGACGAATACATCCTGTGGAATATCCGCATGCCGAAGGAGTATTACACCCTTGCCGAGCAGGAGTTCGCCGAGGCCGTGGACGAGTACCTGCGTGAACACGATCAGGATCGCTACGTCTACAAGGGCCGCACGGATTATGTCGAAGTCGCCCGGCGGCGCCTTGCGCTCGACGTCGGTCGGCGCGTGCGGTTAGAGAGCGACGAATACTTCCCCGGCACGGGTTATCGGACGAGCCGCATCACCTCGATCTCGCAGAACGTGCAGTACCCCTCGGAGATGGACATCGAGGTGAGCGACGTGCTGGGCAAAGGCGCGCTGGAGAAGATCGACGAGGAGCTGGGCGAGGTGCGCCACTATGCCAAGACGGCTTCGGCGGGGCTTCCGGATATCGTGCGGAGCTGGGAGAACACGCCGGCCAGCGACTTCAACCTTTTCTCGGCGAAGCGCAGCCGCAAGGAGTTTCTCAATAAGCGGGAGAACGATACGGCGCAGGGGCTGATCATCTTCGAGCAGGGTCTGCGCCTCGGCGGCTTCAAAAGCGGTGCGACGGGCGGGGAGATAGACGCTGCGGGCAATGCGGAACTGCTGTCTGTCGTCGTGCGCAGCCTGCTGCGATCTCCGTCGTTCGTCGACGGCCTGTTAGGGTCGGGGTGGCAGTTGGAGATGGACGCGAGCGGCATATCGCATCTGGCCGTGGATCGCCTGACGGTTCGCCAGACGATGCGGGTTCTGGAGCTGCTCGTGGAGAAGGTTCGCTCGGTGGGCGGCGAACTGGTCGTGTCGGCCGCTGACGGAAAGGTCTCCGGTGTCGACATGGACGCTGCGGGGCAGCACTACCTGCTGACCTTCGAGATGGGGTGTCCGTTCGTCGCCGGCGACCTCGTCCGCTGCAAGGTCGAAGGCGCTGCGGCTTCGAAATCCTACTGGGTCGAGATCGCCTCGGTGGAGGGCGGTGTGGCGAGGGTCGCCGCCTCGGAGTTCGGAGATGCGCTGCCGGCCGTCGGCGACGAGTGCGTGCTGATGGGCAGCACGTCCGATCCGCAGCGTCAGGGGCTGATCCTGATCTCGGCGACCGACGACGGGCAGCCGCGCATCGATGTGATGAACGGCGTGAGCGGCAAGACGCTCGCCGGCTGTCTTCATGCCCGCATGGGCAATCTGGACGGCATTGCCGATTCGTGGTTCCCTGCCGACGACCAGCCGCACGGATACGGCCTGTATGCGGACAATGCCTATTTGCGCGGCCGCTTTCTGCTCACCACGGGCGAGGATGTCCTGACGAAGTTCGAGGTGATGGAGGGCACGATCCGTTCGAGCGTCGAATCGATGCGCAACGATTTCACGACGGGCCAGAGCTTCCTGAATAATCCGAACTTCGGCAGCGGCATGCGCTACTGGGATTCGGACAACGACATCGCCTTCTTCACGCTCGGCGGGAAGTGGCTGTGGGTGAACGGCGCTCCCTATTCGAATAAGGGCAGCTATGCAGGCGTCGAGTATGTCGACGGCCGCACGGTGATGTGCATCAACAACAACTACATCCTCCAGAAGAACGCCGACTTCAAGACGCGGCCGGCCTACGAGCCGGGACTGGACGGGCTGCTGAAAGCCAAGCCGGTGTTCCTCACGTTCTTTTACAAATGCACGGAGCCGGGGACGCTGGTGATCGAATTCGAGGGTGTCGACCAGACGGGCTTTCAGAACTTTCAGGAGTTTCACATCACGCAGGATATCGCCGCCGGCGAAGGTTACCGCACGTTCGAGGGCAGCGGCCTGTGGAACGGTACGGGTGACTTCCGACTGTCGTTCAGCGGCAAGATGTACCTCTACATGCTGATGCTGTCGCTCGACCACATCGAGGATTTCGTCTACTCGCACAAGACGCTCTTCGAGCAGACCGACCTGCTGGTGAAGATCGCCACGGAGTCATTCGACAAGGACGGGAACCTCATCAACACGACGGGCCTCGTCAGCCGCAAAGATGTCGCCGGGATGTATGCCATCGCCGGGGACGGCACGCTGCAATCGTTCGTCGGAGCTTCGGCAGAGGGTGTCTTCATCAAGGCCGGCAGCATCAAATTGGAAGGTCTGGTCACGGCGAACGGGAACTTCAGGATTCTGGAGGACGGAAGCATCGAGGCCGCCAACGGAGTCTTCAAGGGCGAGATCGAGGCTACGAGTGGAACTATCGGGGGCTTTGAGATCGGCCGGAACCGCATCGGAGCCGTTGCGTCGCAGACCGGCTCCGGGGGCAGTTTGGCTATTTACGAGAATTTTTTCCGCGTGGGCGGCGATTCGGGCTATGCGATGCTGGGCAACGACGTGATCCCGGCCTCGGCCGGCGGAGCTTTCAGTGCGGTCGGCCGCATCGTGAACCAGAAGCAGAACTCGGATGCGCAATGGGGCTTCGACTCCGCGAACTACGGCCTGTTCATCGACGTGAGCGGCGGTACGAAGAACTACGGCATCTGTAGCAATGCGGCGTTGATCGCGCCCTCCTTCGTTGGTACGAAGGCCAGCATCCTGACGTTCGACAGCGGCAGCTACAAGGTCGACTTCTCGCAGTGCAACGTCATCCTGATGTACTACAACGATCCGAATTACAGCGGGACGAATGTCGAACTTCCCGGCGAGCTCTCCGTCGCCCGTCAGTTCGGACTGTCGGTGCTGCCGGACGATTTCGCGGCCACCGTGACGTTCCGCGTCCGTCCGGGGTCGAAGAAGATCACCCTGCAGGGCATCTACAACCACAACGAGGCGCTCGTGGATTACGGAATGGAAGCCGGGGATTCCGTCACCGTGCTGATCACGAAGATCGACGGGTTCCGCTACCAGATATTGAACCACTCAAGTTAAGGAAAAATGAAAAAAATCAACCTCAAGGAATTCGATGTCTTCACGGACATCTCGAAACGGCAGCGCGTACGTTGCGACATGCGCCGGAGCGTCGCCAATCTGCTCTACAACCAGATGCACGGCATCGAGGCGCTGAATCTGGCTCTGACGATCCACCGCAGCGAAGGTGAGCTGTCGGTTTCGGACGACGACCTGCGCATGCTTCAGACGGCCGTCGAGCGCTTCGGAACTCCTGCGCTGAT